TTTCTTTGCACCAGAGCAAAACGTCGTGTCGTCATACGACATCGATGTGTTCGCACGCGAGTTAGATTCGGGATTATGGTCTCAAATTGGGGTTACTGCGGCCTCTACTAGAGTAAAGTCGTGTTACGGACAGCAAGTTCATAGTGTTGGATTCACAACAGATGGACTTCTTGTCTCAGCGTCCGGTAAAACGCTCCCCGGTTCAGGGTTCGAGCGACTGTACCACACGGCTAGCACTCAAAAGGGGTTCAGTGGTTCCATCTTACTTTGTGGAACAAGCGTGGTTGGCATGCACGTGCGTGCTGAGGGAGATAAAAACGTTGCCGTTCGAGTCGAATTGATACAGTATCTAATCGATGAAGGGACAAGTCTTGAAAGCTACACGAAGAACCGGAAGAAATACACATACGCTGATGCGTCCTATAAGGAGCATTACCGCCAATTGAAATGGCGCGGCGGTGTTGTTGATCTGAAGCGGATGCGTGATGGCAAGTATGCCGTTGTGTTGAGCAATGGTGAAGCTACTTATGGTTGGGGCCAACAGGAACTAGCTCAGTGCTTCGGACCCACCGGCCATTATGAGAAGGATGCCGACTACTTCCATGATTTGATCCTCGATAGTTTGTACCCTCGAGGACGGTCCGGACCCTACATCGATTTCGACGATGAAAACGCTGACGTGCTCGCTGATGGCACTGAATCTACCATCAGTAAATCCACGAACGCTTCCTGCCGACGAGGCACGAGGAAGAATATCGGTAAAAAGAAGAAGAAGGCGACTCGCTTTGCAGAGACCACCAGTTCGGCTGGCGGTGTGCTTAGCGGGGGAATGCAGCCTGCCGAACAAGTCTACACTCTCGTTGATCGGGTTAAGCAAGTACATGGGCCTCAGCCGCCGAAGGTGCAGCCTGAAGCTGTACAGGTTATTGAGGACCACAAAGAAGAGATTGTGGCCCTAGGATATCAGGAGGGTACATTTTCGTTTCCGGAGATGGACCCAACCACGGAGAGAAATTCTCTATTGAAGCATCTCGAATTGTTCGATAAGCGGGCGTCTACTATTACGGCGCCCCCAACCGAAGCAGAAAAGCAACGCTGCGCCAGGTTGGTGGCTGAGTTCATGCAGCCTGCCTCTTTCGTTCCGCGCGAGAACTACAAAACCGTGGAGGGAATACTCGATGTGATTCACTCATCGATCATCGACCCTAAGAAGAGTTCCGGTTTCCCATATGCTGAACAAGGAATGCCCACGAATGGGCAAGTACTGTCGGCGTTTGGAGAAAGGGGGTTTGCCCAGAAGATAGTCAACGAGTGGGACGATTTTGCGTTACACTTGAAGACGTTCTTAAAAGGTGAGCCGACCAAGAAATCGAAGCTCGACAAAGGAATGCCTCGGTGCATATTGGGTTTCCCTACTGATGTCACTGTCAAGCACGCTTCGGTCTTTTTACCGTTCACTCAGAATTTAGTGAAACAGTGGAAGAAGACCCCTGTTAAGTACGCGTTTTCGCCTGCTAACCCGGGGCATATTGAACACATGAAGGAATCGCTGCCTGGGGCAATCTGGGAAAGCGATAAATCGAACTGGGACTATATGATGTTTCTTTGGATTGCTCAGGTGGTCCGAGATTCGATTAAGCTTCTTGTGGTTCCGCCTCCTGGCTGGTCAGAAGAGCAGTTGGCTGAGTACAAGAAAGATGTTGACGGATGCTTTAAACAAGTGTTCGAAGACGTTTTGTACCGCACTAGTAGCGGACATTTGTACAAGGCTAACATTCCAGGCCGAATGCCTAGTGGTTGGTTCCTCACTATTGCCGTCAATTCGATGGCACAGTTGGGGGTGCACGTTATGACGTGCATGCGTCTCGGCATGACCGATGATGAAATTCTTAGTACGCCGATTGTGTGCGGAGGAGATGACGTAAACCAAGCGCCCGTGCCAGCGGGAGTAGCGGCATATGTCGCGGAAGCAGCGAAGCTCGGTGTTGAAATGGAGATTCATGAGCGCGATGATCTCTACAACAGCGAGTATTTCTCGAGCGACTTGCGTATGGGCGTGGAAGGGCCCGAATTCCACCCCAAACGCTGGACAAAGCACATTGAGCACTTGCGCACGGTGAAGCGTGAGAATTTAGCTGATGCTTTGACTTCCCATATGGAGAACTATAGACATTCTCCCCGCAAATATGGATTGTTGCTTAAGATGTACCACTCATTGAATGAATGGTATCCGGCTGAATTTCCTCACAGCAAGATAGTGTCTCGTCACCTGCTGCTTGCCAGACAGTATGGATACGAGCATGCTATGTGCTGATGAAGGGTTCGGATCGACCTGAGCAGGTCGTTAAACTGCTCCACCGTCCCACGGCGGTGGTCGAGGTGGTGGGGGCGAAAATTAAACACAAACAATAGACCCTTACAATCACCCGATGCAGTACTCTGGAACACCTGGCGACGACCCTACCGACGCTTGGTGGCACCATGGTAACTACGTGGGGCCTCACTGGAGCGATGGAAAGAATCAAGAAAGTGTCGAATTTGGGGAAGCGGACCCCATTGATGAACTCGACAGTTTAGCTCGTGATCATGATTCGCGTACGCATGATTCAAAGACGATAGTCACCGGAGAGCCGCAGATATGATCTTTGCTGAGAAGGCGCGACTTCTCAACCAAG